CTTTGACAACCTCTGGGTTGATCCAGGGATCTTGGTCGTAGATGTCAAACTCTGGGCAATCATCTGGGTAGTAGATCCCAGCGTCTTTGCCGTCTTCGCAGCTGATCTTGATACCCTCTCCAGGGTGTTGGAAAGCTGTAAAGCCAGCTTTGTTGATTTCTTCGATTATATTTACATTCATATTTTTCTCCGTTTTTTTATTTTTAATTTCAATTCCCACATACCTATTATGCACAATTATGCACAAAAGTACAACAATTTATACACTTAATTTGTAATTAATTTAGGCCAAAAAAAAGGGCCCTGGAGGGCCCTTAATTTGAAATACTTGAGTTAGAAACGGTATTTCTAAACGTTCGAGTTATGCACCTTGTGATCCATATACGCCTCTCCAATCGGAGAAACCAAATGAATATCTTTCACGAGCTTTGTAACGAATGTTTCCAGTTGTGAAATCTGGTTCCATGGAAGTTTCCATGCCAGTTCTTTGGAACATTTTAAGGCCTTCGCCTTGTGCTGTTACAGAAGTTAAGATGAAGAAAGCATCCGGATCATTTAGATAATGATTTACTGAATAACCGCCAGGAAGAACACCAGTGTTCTTGATAGCGTTTAAGTCATTATCAGATGTTCCTACTCTCTGATTAGAATTTAAAATTCTGTCAGCAACAAATACTAATTGTGGGGGAACGATTAGTTTGTCAGCTTGAACAGAGATTGTTAATCCTTTGTCATCTGTGAAAGTAGAGATGTCAATTAAAGCGTCCTCTAATGAAGTTTCATTAAGGTCGGCCATAGTTGTTGCTCTGTTAGCAGCTGATCCACCACCGGCAAGTGGGTGAGCAGTGTTAATTAGAGAAACACCATCTCCGCCAGTAAAACTGGATGAGAAAGCGTTGTTCAACACATCCGCACCTTTGATCTCTTTGGTGTTAGCCATAGATTTCGCCAATGCTTTGACATATCTTTTTCCTAAAGAGTCATAGAGATTATCTTCGATAGCCTCTTCTGTTAAAGCAAACGCTAACGCCACTGTGTCGTGGGTATAACGCGCACTGAAACTTTCAGATGCTTGATCGAAGTTTACACTTTGACCCTCAGTTTTCGTAGGCGCAGATCCGAAACCGGTAATTAATACCTCTTCTTCAAATGCGCGACTTGAATCTTCTATAGAGAAGATTTCTTCGTATTCACGATCGTATTCATCATAGTTAAGACCAAATAATGAATTTAGACCTGGTTCTAGCTCTTTAGCTAGCTGAGCTCTTGATATAGCCATTATTTACTCCTTATGCTAAACCAGCACCTTTTTGTCCCATGATGTGGTTTTGAATCACACATAGTACATTGGTGTTGGATGATGCTACGTCATCGTTATCGGGATCCTGGGAAATATCAAGACACTTGAGCGGTAACGTTGCGGTTGTAGCACCGGTTGTTACGTCTAGCTCTAAACTTGATATACCAGATGCGGTACTTCCTACCGGTGAGCCGTCTACAATATCAAAGTTACCGAACAGATCCGCTACCGGGAAGGTATCGTCTGCTTGGACTTCAAATATTACGTCTGGATCATCGACTACGAAAGCAAAAATATCACTAGCAGTAATACTGCCAGGATAAAAGTTTTTGAAAACTTGTTCGCCTGTTGATGGATCAGTGTAACGTACACCATTAAACACTCCGACAATTGGAACGGTTCCAGTCGCGGCATGTCTTCCTATAACCCCAGCTGTAAGCTGAGTAACCAAGTCTCCTTGGAATATAGGTGTTGTAGCTCCACTTGCAATTCTATAACGTGATTGTCCACCGTTATAGGGTGCTCCACCCATCATACGAACAGGTTTGCATCCAAATGCGCTATCTTTATTAGCCATTTAAAATTCTCCTATTGTTGTGGTTGTTACTTTTTCCCAAAAGTAACGTTAGACTCCCTTTTTGCATCATACTGTACATAGCGACTGTCCCTTCTGGATTCATTAAACGCGTTATTGTCCAATGCCTCCTTGGTTCTAGCCGTTTGAGACTCATAGTAAGCATTACGCTCTTGTTTCGTCTCGACAGGAATCTTTGCTAAAAGTAGTCCATCATTATATACAATGCCAGTATGTCTTCCTTCGTCCAAAGTAGGCAATGCAAATTCTTGTGGTAAATCAGTCCCTCTTACAAGTTCCCAACCTTCTCGCAATCTTTTGCTTACGTTACTTCTGTCCTCCTGGCCCAACATGGATTCTCTTATCCAACGATATTCGTATCCTTCTGGTGGTTCTGGAGTTTCAAGTTTTCTTACTGGCGTCCATGGTTTTCTTCGAGTGGTATTAGCGTGACTCTCGGATTCACGGGATTTTCTGGTAGTGTTGTCTTGTTCTTCGGTCATTTTGCCTCCCTGTTGGCTATTTTTTGTTTTTCTTTAGCAACAGATTTTAACCACGCGTCTTCCGACATATTGTGTGGTTTCAATCCTTTGAGACGCTCAACTTCCGTTTTAGAAAAAGTTACACCGTTCTTTTTGCCTTGTGTTTTTTGTCGTCCTCCGACAGAGGTGGAGGCGACTCTTTGCACAGCGGGTCTACCTTCTGATTGCTCGACACTTTGCCCAGATACTAGATCTGGATAAACTTTTGATACTCGGTTATCAAGCTGCTCATAGTATTCATCTGAGTCTGCCTCATAACCTTCGTTAATTAAATTGTAATGCGTAAAATATGCAAATTGCGATGCCTGCCAATTATCTGGATCAGATTGATCGCCATACCAAGAATTTTTTTCATGCCAGGCTTTTGCCTCTCTGGTTGCTGGCGGTGTTTCTTGATTTTGATGCACTGCCTGTTGCATTGGCTGTTGCACGGCTTGCGGATTTTGAAAATTTTGTTGCTCGGCTTGGATTTTTGCTACTTTAAGTTTTTCTTTTTGAATACTTAAATCGCTTTTAAGCGTATCAGCTTTGCTTATCAATTCAGCGTCACCAGCTTGTATAGCTTTCTTATACAAGTCATCTGCTTGGTTTACCTTGGCCACAAGTGCCTCTTCTTCTTTAACAAGCAACTGATCTCTAGTCTGTTGTTGCACTTGATACATGCTTGCTGTTTCCATTTCTTTCTGGGCCAGCATTTGTTCAAGTCTTGCAGCTTTTTCTTCTGCCATTCTATTTCTTTCGTTGAGCTTGTTGATTCTTTTAGAAACGCCTTTCGTATAATTTTCTAATTCATCATCTGAGGAAACAGATTGTCCTGTTTGCTCGTCAACTTGATCTACTACCTGTACCTCTAGCTCTTCAACCTCTGGCTGAATTGTTTGAGTGTTTTCTTGTTCATTCATTATAAACTCACTATGTCATCTGGATCGAGTATGGTGGCAATCACTTCATCATCATTGATGATGCGAACCTCTGCACCTTCCTCCAATTTAAACCTAGAGCCAGAGTAACGCCCTATTAAAACCCATTGTTTTTCTTGACACCAGGGTTTTTCTCCATACCTTGACTTATCGTTATAACATTGTGGGCCCATTTTTACCACATAAGCTACAACTGTTGCCAAAGCCTCACGATTAATTGTTTCTTTTGCTAGAACAATACCGCCTTTTGTTTTTGCTTTACCCGCATAAGGTAAAACCAACATTCTCCAGCCGGTTGGCTGGGGCATGCGATCTAAAAGTGATTTGTCTAATAATTCTGGATCCAGTATTTTTTCTTCTGGATCTATGTAAGCGTCTGCAATAATTTTTGTTTCTGCCATCAATTAACCTTTGTATATGTCACCAAGTTCGTTTGCAATATAGTATAAAGCACTTAGCTCTCCTTGCAAATATTTATAATGTTCAATATCTTTGAGTCCGCCGGACATAAGAGTTTCTTGTATTTGTTTCTCTCGTGCCTCAATTAACCTTTTGATCTTATCGATCAGCGCTATGTCGTCCATTATTTCTTATTCTTNGTTCCTGCNGGTCTGCCTTTTTTCTTTGCGGCAGGTTTTTTAGCTGCTGCTTTTTTTGGTGTTGCCTTTGCAACTTTTTTTGGTTTTGCTTTTTCTTCAACCACTGGCTCTGGCTCTGCTTGAACCACAGGTGTTGGATTTGGTACAACTCCGCCTGCATTTATGATTGCTTGCTTTGCTGCTATTCTTGCGTCACTGGCCTCTTTTTTTGCAAGAGCCTCAGCCTCAGCTTTTGCAGCTGCTTGCATTTCTTCTGCTCGCTGCATTGATTTTTCTATTTTCTTTTGTGCTGCGGCCTCTAATTTATATGAAGTAGTCATCTTACCTCCTCAGTTTTGTTTCAAGTTCTAATAGTTTTAGGTTTGCATTTTGCTGCAATCTATCTATCGCTACATCGAGTTTATCATCTGCTATTGATTTTTGCACATTGATACGCTCTTTCTGCAAATCTGCATCCAATAATTTTTCCTGGGCCCTTTGTTCTTGTTTTGCCACAAACTGTTCAGCGTCCAGGTTAAGTTCTTTGTCTTTCAGTTGTAATTCTGTTTTTCTTATCTCGACCAACGGATCCTCTCCGGAACCTTGCCCAATAGATTGCAAGAACTCAGAAGTTAATTGAGCCATGATTGGCGAGCTAAATTGATCTAATATCATTTGTATTTGTTGTGAGATCTGTTGTGCCTCTTGCGGAGATACTTGTTGCATTTGTGCTTGGATCTCTTGTATGCGCATTTGTGTCTCTTCTGGTATTTGTTCTTGCGCTAATTGAGCTGACAAGAATTGTAAGTGCTGCATGCAATGACTAATAATAATAGATTGGATCTGTGGGTTTTCTTTTACCACGCTTGTTAAGAATAGACTTCTATGTGCATCTAAATGTGCTTGATGGTTTTGTTGTTCAAAAGCCTGGGCAGGTTGGCCCATAAGTAAACCAGCATTTTCGATACCAGCGTCTATTGGTTGCGGTGTCATGTCTGGCGGTGGCTGTAACAAAGAATCTACGTTATCAACGCCTAGAGCTGCATACATTCTTTTGTAAGCCTCATACATGCCCATGGGGCCATGTATTTGTGGGTTAGATTGGACCATTTGCAAAAGCTCCTGGGCAAGTGTAACTCTTTGGCTTTGTGAGAATATATTAGGATCTGAAACTGGGACCACATCTACTCGACCATCAAAGTCCTGGCTTTTAATTTCTTGTCCTCCAGATCCAACAGTAAACTCGTACACAGGAGGCAAGTATTCAGCAAAAACTTTTGATAGTATTTTAAACTCAACCTTTTGCGCGTAATGTAATCGTTTATGAATTGCACTCATTACCTTGGTGCCACGTTCTAATAAAGCAACAGTAGTTCCAACTGGCATGGCCTGGTTCATATCGCCTACGTTCATGTCTGCAATCGCAGCAAACCTTTTGCCAGAGTCAACCAACAAGCCTAGTAATTGCATTAAAACATTGCTCGGTTCTTTGATCGGTAAAGGTATTAGGTTTTCTCTGAGAGATCCACCGGTTGTATCAATGTCTCTAAACTCTCCAGGTTGCAAAGGCTCGTCCTCATCTCTAATTCTCATGCCTCTGGATTTAAAACCAGCTGGTAAATTAGCTAATGTGCCTGCGTCAATAAGTTGTCTTAAAATAGATGTGGTAGCTTTAGATATACCACCAATCATGTGTGACAGGCCAAGTCCATAAAATCCTAGGCCCGGTAGGAACTTGTATTGCACAAAATAATTAATTTTATTTTTAAGAGGATCTGTCTCTTGGTAATTTCTGCGTATCGCTAGAACAGAGGTTGAATCCTCATCAATGGTAACAATGTATGGTAGCTTTAATCCTGTTGGTCTGCCCTCTGCATCTAAATCTTCAAAACCTTCTATATCTAAAACAGTGTGTATTTCAAAAACTGTTCTGTTTCTATCTTCTTTGTAACTTGGCTCAATACCTTGTATTTCATCTATGGCCTTATCAATTTCAGACTCGTCATCGTCATAAGTTTCATCTGAGATCTCAACATCAGCATAAAAACCAGTAATTTGTTGTTTCTTGACTTCATTGAGAGACATGCTGATTGCATGTGTAATTCTTTCAGCTGAGGACATGTCAGATGCCTCGTAAGGAACAATTAAATCCTCTGGCGGTATAAACTTAGATACTGCCTTATTAGTTACACTGTCAAAATAAACTTTCTTAAATGCAGATCCGGCTAACGGCAGATAAAACAAAAGCATATCAAGCTCTGGATCATACTCACTCATTACATTCATAATGTAATAGTTCATAAACTCCTGGACTCTTTCAGCTTGGTTTTCTGTTTCTATTGTCCTCGCACCAATTATTTCTGTTTTTACAGGACCTTTCGCTGGCAGCATTTCTTTATAAGCCTGGGCCTGGAATTGTGTAACTGCCTCTGCAAGAATGGGATGGATTACTCCAGAGGATCCTTCAAAGGGTTGTGACCTAGACTCATCAAACTTCATGCCTAGGTATTGCAGGCCATCGGTGTATGTTTTTTCCCATTCGGACCTGGATTGTTTGTCGCTCTTAATAGAACTTAAAAGATCAGATGATATTTTTTGTAAAATAGATTCGTCTACAAAGTCAACCAGGTTAGCGTTAAAATCCATCTGTGGAGCTGGTTCTTCCAACATTTCATCGTCTAACAATATTTCTTCTTCGTTGACTAAAATTTGTGCTGCATTGGCAATTTGATCTTGCCTGGTTTCTTCTGGCATAACTTCAACAGAAGATCCTTGTACCCTAATGTCTGGATTGTTTTCGGTTCCGAGTGCTTTTTCTATTGCCATAATTTTTAGTGTAGCACTCTGGGTCGATTAATGTCGTCAAGATCCTCAAGCTGAACAATGCTTTGTAATTCTCCTTCAAGAATTAACCCTTGTGCCTCTGCTATTAATTCAGCGTTAGCATGATTACTTGCGTGTATATCTGGGCCCGTATATTCATCTCCGTCCCAGATAAATTTTGTTATAAATATCTTCATCAATAATAAACCTGTCTGTTCGATTTTAAAAGCCTGGCCTCGTCTTGATAATCTTCATCTAATGAAACAAAGCCGCCTTGTCTAAATCTCATCAAAGCCATTGTAGCACTATCGCAAAAGTCATCATAATCTCCAAATGGAAAAGACGCCATTTCTTCAATTACGTCATCTGCAAAATCATGTTCCGGGGCCCAAACCATTCCAGATTCAAATATAGGTGCCACACTGTTCATTCTGGCTATTTTATCCTGGCCTCTGCTTGGACTGTAAGCTGTAACAGGTATGCCCATGCGCCTCAATTCATGCGTAAGTGGTGTCCCAGATGCTTTGGCCTCAATCAATACACAGTCTGGGTTCCAATATCTGTACTCCTCCATGGCCATTCTTTTCAGCTCTGGAAAGTCAACTCGAACTCTTTTGGCATCTAAAAGCATAATTGCATCTGCGCTTTCATCACCAGCATTAAATATTGCCCAAGTGGTTATAGCCGAGTAATCAGCAGTTTCTTTTTTTGAAAAAGCCGTATCGTAACTTTGTATTACATAAGAATATGGCGGTATATCTTCGTGCTCCCATCTTTGCCACCACTCTCTTTTTACAATGGATCCTTCTTCTGCGGTCGGATTTTGCATCCACTGAGAGTTCCATTTTGCAACAGGTAAAGATGCTTTGACACCTAGCAGCTCTTCTTTTTTCCAAAACTCTGGCCATAAAGGTAACTCTGATTCTGGCATAATTGCAGGAAACTCCACCACTTCCCATTGGTCAGCATTTTCATCGCCTTGTTTTTTTAAGACTTTGCCAACCAAATCTTTGGTGGACCACCTGGTCATAACAATAACGATAATTCCTCCTGGCTGTAAACGCTGTCTAGGACCAGAGGTATACCATTCATAAGCAGATTCTAAAGATTTCGGCGATAGTGCATCTTGTTCTGAGTGTGGATCATCAATAACCAAAAGATCCGCACCACGACCTGTAATAGCACCACCGACACCAGCAGCAAAGAACTCGCCTTCTTGGTTACTAGTCCATCTTCCTGCTGATTTGTTATCTGCTTGCAGCTGTAGATCCGGAAAAATATGTTGATATTCTTCGCTGTCAATAATGTTTCTGACTTTACGACCGAACCTCACCGCTAGTTCGGCGGTATGCGTGGTCTGGATTATTTTAAGATTGCCCCTGCGACCCATCATCCAAGCAGGAAAGTATGTTGATGCAAATTCTGATTTTGAGTG